ATCTTGCAGCAATTCTATGTTGCAGTGTCTCGTCAATATATTCACTTGAAGACCCTAACAAGACTGCAAGCTTTAGTTTGCTTCGAGCCGCTGATAAAGCAATAAAAACCGAGGCTGTTTTGCGCAAGCAGGAGGTAGAGAGGCTATCAAGGCGGGAAGGAGTAATGGGTCACCACCTAATAACCACAAAAGAATTTAACGAAATATATAGACCGCATTTATTAAGAGGTAGCCATGATGGTCAAGACAAGCCAAGTTGCTAGATCAACAGTTGACGCTGACGCACAGAGATTGCGAGTTCTACAAACGGTTAGAGCTAACAGCAATCGTGAAAAAGGCTTGGTTGACTGTAGCGGTACACGAAAAGAGGGCCGCAAATGTTTTATTAAGAAATCACAGTGCATGACTTGGTGGGCTGTTTAATGCAAGCAGAAGTACACGACCATTCTGACATAGATAAGATCATGCGCGGGTTTGATGAATTCTCAACGCAAGCGCTAAAAAGTAATAAGCCTGTTTATATTAAGTATGGCACTGACAGAGGCATGACCAGCGCACAGAGGGGATCATTGCATGTCTGGTGCCAAATGGTAGCTGACACACTGAATGATGCAGGGTTGCCATGCGTGATGGATTCTATATTGGGCAAAGACAGCATAGAAATCGATTGGACAATGCAGATGATAAAAGACATGCAGTACAAACGCTTACTTAAAGCTATGACTGGCAAGGTTTCGTCAGAGCATCAAAACACGGTTGAGCCGTCGAAAGTGGCTGAAACTATTATTCGCAAATATTCCGAGCATGGCGTGGTTTTACCGGCTTGGCCATCAAAGCGATAATTACGTTAACAGTGAGGGGTAGATGATGAACTGGGTAAGCACAACTTTAAGAAAGGGCACAAAGAGTCCGAAAATTTGCCGCGATATGTTTATAACTAACAGCAAAGGCACCTTTAATTTATGTGAGGTTAAGAACGGGAGAATGGTCAGCAAAAATGTTTTGAGTGCAGCCAAGGCAAGAGAGCTTATTAATGAGAATAGGTTGGTGGGCACAGGTTCTTGCTTTTCCGGTTGCAGCACATATCGAGACTGGAAGAGCACTAAGCTGGTTAGAGATATTTTGCGCGCCAGCCCCTCAACGATTAATCAATAGGGCATAGGGTGAAGAAGATGAGCAAAAAGAAAAAGAATACCTGCACTTAAGGGGAAATTAAATAAATATCATTTAACTTAACTAGAGAGGAAGTAAGGATGAACAAGCTTGAATTATCAGCGCTGGCGTTAGCAAAAGCATCAGATGGAAACCCGTTTATTATGGTAGCTACCATCATGCTTTTTTATGTAATGTTTAATTTATTTCTGGGATTAGCTGAGAAGTTAATTTTTGGCGAAAGGTTTGAGCATTTTATGGATCTAATTTTTATTCTCTGCTTTATGGGGTATTCCGGTTTATCTGTTTGGATTTGCGCAGCATATCAAGAAAGCAAAAAAATATAACCATGCCATCAAAACTAACAAAGGCAGCAAGAGATAGTTAATGCAAAACCAAAAGAAGCGTTGCAGATACTGTAAAGAATATGGTGTCGGTAAAAATATGGTTAGCGTTCCTCTTGGCTACTTTTGCAGTTTTGATCATGCGGCATTGCATGGCAAGAAGAAGTCAGAAGCCAAGAAAAAGAAAGTCGCCAGCGCAAAGCATCGTGCAGATAAAGAATCGATAAAGACAAAACCTAAGTGGGTGGCCGAAGCGGAAACGGCGGTAAGGGCTTATATAAGAGTTAGAGATTTTGGAAAGCCGTGCATTAGTTGCGGCAATCTACCAGAGCAGAAATACGGCGGGACTATTGACGCGGGGCATTACCGAAGCAAAGGAGCCGCAAAACAGCTTAGATTTAATACATTTAATATTCACGGACAATGCGTCAAGTGTAACCGCCACGGCTCAGGTAATGCAGTTGATTACAGGATAGGATTAGTAAAGAAAATCGGCTTACCTCGTGTCGAAAGGCTAGAGCACGATAACAGCATAAAAAGATATGAGATTGAATACTTGAAGCGAATGAAAACGATATTTAACCGCCGCACTAGGCATTTAAAGAGGTTGAGGGGCTATGTCTAATTACCATTGCGATTGGTGTGAGACTGTAAGAGATACAAGGTGTCATCCAAATAACGTAGTAACCAGTGACGGACTGATAAAGAAAAGAACATGTTTGACATGCAATGCAATTATTACAACTGTAGAGAGGACAATGTCTTATGAACGAAACCCTGCCAACGATGGAAAAATTAGACAAGATACCCCGTCTATGGTCTCTAATGTTCAAGAACATGCCATTGTTTGCGATTGAGTATAGAGAGGAAGCTTCGAGAGAGGGCGGGGTTCCTCTGAATCAAGGGTTTTACGAAACCGCGTTGCTGGAAGTCAAAAATCATGGAGGGAAGCGATCAAGAAAAACAGGCGATAAAGTTGATAAGTGGCTAGATGGTTTTTATATGACAGCTAGAGGCACGGAGACAAGAAATACAAAGAACTCCAAAATTGTCACCCTAGCAATCAAGCAGCCCAGCACAATAGAAAAGCTACATGACTTTAATCTAAAAGTTAGCTTGCTGCCCCAAGATAAAATAGAGCTTTGCATTAATTATTATTCTCAGTACACAAGAAGCGTTAAATCTGTTGCGGATGAATTAAATGTTACTCCACAAAATATAGATAGAATGAAGAAAAAAGTTCGAGAAATATCGCTAAACTGCTTTAGTTCTTCACGGGTGAATATTTAAGCCTTTTGTGGCTGATAGAAAAGTATATAATCTGTTCATCGTGTAACAACTGCGCGACACCTCCTATACACACACCTTAAACCTGCTTCGGCGGGTTTTTTTACGCCTGAGATATTTTAATGCCAAAAGAATTAGAGGAGCTTAAGTCTCAGCTTGAACAGCATCTTGAGTTTTATGCGCTTGAGCGCTCTCAAGATAGAAAAAAATTGGACGAGATACTAGAAGTAAGCAGGGATAACACTAAGAATATCGTTTTAATAATGGACACTATCAAAGCCCCGATTGCAGCTTGGACGGCTTACATTGGAGCTGTCAAAGTGGGCGGGTGGATTGGAAAGGTTGCAAAAGGTTTTTTTTGGATTATCGGAACCGTTCTTTCCTTTGCTGTAATGGTAGCTATTTATATTAAAACAGGGATAAAGATAAACTGATGATCTGGCTTGCAAAGAATATCACTTACGAAGAAATGATATTTAGCCAAACCGCCGCACGCCATGGCATTGATAACACCCCGAATGATGCAGTAAACGACAATTTAGCAAGAACAGCTTTAGCTTTGCAGGTTATACGATCTTATTTTAGACGGCCCGTAGTTGTTAGTAGTGGTTTTCGTTGTGATGAGTTAAACGTAAAGATTGGCGGCTCTAAAAACTATCACCACAGACTAGGGTTGGCAGTAGACTTCACAATTCCAGACGTTCCAATCGAGGACGTTATTAAAAAAATTCCCCATCTAATTCATTTTGACCAGCTTATTAACGAGTATGGTCGATGGATACATTTATCGGTTCCCCCAAGGTTGGGGAAACAGGTATTTGATGTTAAGTAACACTTAACAATTAAAGTTTTAGCGGCTCAACTCAGACTTGTAAAAAATAACTGTCCCTTGGAGTTGAGGCCGCTTCTTAATATCGGAGCAATACGCGCGTGAAGAATATATTTAAAAGGTATGGCGGCTGGATTTTTGCGGCTGCAATCAGTGCGGGCAATATTACTTATACATCGGTCATGACTCCAGAGCAAAGGCTTGCGGCTAAGGTTGCGATTGAGGCCATCATTAAACCCATTATTGAGGAAATAAAGAATGAAAAAGTTACTACTGATTAGCGCATTTCTTATGCTTTCAGCCCTTGGCTGCTCAACCCTAGAGAGCATAGGCTCATCAATAAAAAAGAATCCGGTAGCATACGGTGTTTTGTTGCAAGAGGGTATTTATCAGGCGATCAAGACCGAGTCTACTCGCTCAAAGCAGTTATCGTTTGCAAAGGAAATGATAGGCGGTATTAACGATGTTACTGTTTGGTACGATAGTTTCATCGATAAGAGCCAGATAACACCGGACCGCATTGACCAGTATATTGCTGAAAAATATACAGGCACCAATATAAGGCCGTCCAGAATGGCGGCCATTAACTTCGCCGCAAATGAAGCGAAGAGGATCGCGCTAGAAAATGCGGGCAAGGGATCAATACCGGCTGATTCAGTTTACAGCCTCTCTTTTCTGTTAAAAAATATCAAGATCGGCGCGAGCTACCACCTTTAATGCTTTATAAGGAGGGTTATAAATACCAGCTTTACGAAACTGAATATTTCCAAACCGGTCTTCGCCCAGAAAAAAACATTGTTTCACCTTCTGGTTTCATCGAGCTTCACACCTCCGGTCTTCTTATTGTCCATAAAGGTTATGCTTGGGATGGTCCGTCCGGCCCATCTTTCGATACTAAAACCTTTATGCGTGCATCTCTTTTTCACGATGCTTGCTATCAGTTGTTACGCGAAGGTTTATTGCCCAAACACAAGAAAAAATATGTTGATAGGCAGATGAAAGAAATCTGCTTGGATGACGGTATGAATAAAGTCAGAGCTTGGTATTCCCATGAAGGCGTTAAGCGGTTTGCAAGCCGAGCGGCTAAGCGCGGAAATACTCGCCCAATATTGAGGGCCCCATAATGGCTTCAAGCGGTACGTTTCAGATAAGTGCAGACAGCGTCTCAGGTAGAAAGGTTGGCTCTAACCCTAGTGGTGTAGCCGCTCCTGTAGTAAACCCCAACACCTTAAGAATCGGCACCTTAGTCGCAAACCCAACTACCGGTAATGGTGCTTGGCCTATGGCTGATCTCGTTAAGATGTCGAGCGGTTGGACAGATAACGGCGGTACAGGTACTTATACAATAAATGAAAAAGAACATGTAACAATTGATGGTACTGCTCAATTGCAGCGTCAAATTTGTTACGATTTTCTGCAAACGTTTCCGAGAGCTGGAACATACACCGTCTTTAAAACCGGTAGTGCAGAAGTATCTATACTTGCCGGTGGTGTTGACTCTGGCTTTCAGTCTGCAAGTTCATTCACATTTACCGCTGCGCCAAGCCAAGCTATTACCTTGTACGTTAGGTCCGGTGACGGTAGCGCTGCGGATCTTACTGCTGTAAGCATTGTTTATTCAGAAGATGTTGTTGCTTTCCAAGCCAATGCTAATGCGTTAGCCGGTGGCTGGTTGTCATATATTCGTGACGATATGCCTTCACCTATCGTTCGTAACTTACTTCCACACGAAGTGTTTGAGCAAGATTTTGCAAGGCGTACTACGCCAGACTCATTGTCTTATGTGTCAGTTTTAGAAAGAGATACTTTTTTAAGTGCAGGAGAAACGTTTGGTGCTAGGGCTTCTACATTTAGCCTTGAAGTACAAGCAGGCATGGTTAATGACATTGGTGCGGACACTTTTTACTGGAATATACCGCCTCACGCTTCTAACGATTGGGTGCTACAGGCTTCAACTCTTATTCATTCTGTCTTAAATGCCGGTATACGTGTTGCTATTGCTTACACTAACGAGTCGTGGAACACACTTTTTTGGTATAACGCACAAGTAGTTCGTACGATTCACATTGCTAAGACAACGTTTTCTACAGTGCCGAGTTCAAATACTTGGACAAGCGTAGGTCATGGATTTACAAATGGTCAGCTATTAGCATCAATAGTATCGCCAAACTCCTCTCGTTTAGCTGGTTTTGGTCCCTATCATGCAAGCGGTGATTCGTGGCCCGCACCTGTGCTTACGCGTATTCAAGTGACCAATGCTACTGCTGATACAGTAGATATGGTTCTACAATCGGACGGTGTTACACCATTTACTGCTCCTGCTGGCGTAACAGAGGTTTACGGATGGCTTGAAACTGCATTTGATTTAGATGGTGCTAACTTTGATACTCAAGTCGATAATTCACATGGTTTAAGAAGCTCTCAAATGTTTGATGTTGCTGTCCCTGTGTTTACTGCTGGTGGCAGAGAGTCTGTAAGAGTTATTGAGACGCAATCCGACTTTATTAGCAGGACGCAAGAAAGAATAGGTGTTAATGGTGCTAATGGTAATTTTGATGTAGTTAGCTTAGGTGCTTATTACAATGCGGCTGAAGAGTGGCAGGTAGGTGATAGCGAAGCAACGATGGAAGCCGCCAATATTGTCTCTGCTGAAGCCGTGATTCAGACCGGCTTTATAGCACATATTAATATTGGCATCTTGCCGGAAAATATTTGGACCTATGAAGCTGGCGCACATTTGTTGGCAGTACTCGGGTCAAACGGTACTCAGCAAGAAAGAGAGCAGGCATTTCTAGACTTTGCTTTAACTCAAGGCATGGCAAATACTGAAAACTATTTTTTCAATCGCTGCCAGCAAATCGGTATTCGTAACATGGTTATTACGAGTACAGATTTATACGTGTACGGAACCTCTGGAACATGGGGCTCTAAGAGTGAATTGTATTTACCAGATATTCCAAGAACGACTTTATACCGCACTTGGAAAGATGGCATTGTTCCCTCTGCTGCTGATTTAGTTGCGCCAACTATTGCATTAAACGGTGCTGCTAGTGTTGATGTTGTTGTTAATACAACATATACAGATCAAGGCGCAACATGGAACGATAATGTTGACGGTACAGGCCAAGTATTTGCTGACTTATCTGGAGTTGATTACTCAACTGTAGGTGGTAGTTATACATTACCTTATTTTTACCCTGATGCTGCCGGTAATGTCTCGATTACTGTTAATAGAATTCTCAATATTGTTGCGGCTAATGCAGCTATAACGTCTTTAAGGCAATACGCGTTTCATCACTCCCTTTGGCAACATACTGATGCTACTTATCCTAACGGTGAGGTATGGACAGATTGGTGGATCGGTGAGCTTACAAATTCGGCAGCCCTAGATTACAGAAGTTCAGGGCAGTTTGGTCAACTAGAAAACCAGACAATACCGCCTGAGATAGTTACTGGTGCAGCGAATACTCCAGACGCATGGATTGAGGGTGTAAGCTTCACTGATGCAGCGTTTGACAGTTTAGTTGTCATGCCTGCTAACTTTGTATACGAGACAGAAACCGTTGCAACAACTGTCGCAAAAGCTAGTGCAGTAATGGCGTACATTGAAGCAAACTCTCCAAGCTCAGATGTATGGGTTTATGAGCACATGCAAGAAGCGGCAAGTAACGCTCTAACAACGGCAGAGATAAATGCTTATTGGGAAGAGTGCAGGACAAACTACCACACTTGGTATGTGTCCTATTACGATGGTCTTGTTGCTGCTCATCCAACGCTGAACTTTAGAATTGTTCCATGCGGTCCGATAATGGCTGACATGTTCTTGGGAGCAATAAGAAATGGTGTTGACCCCGCACCTTTTGCAGCTATTAACGATAGTCAAATTTTATGGCAAGACAATTCACCGCACGGTGAACCTGTAACTTACTTTCTCTACGCTGCTATTTGTTATCAAGCGTTCTTCGAGCAAGATTTACCACTAGCTTATGTTCCACCTTCAGGATTAGCTACAGCAACTATTACAAATAACTGGTCTTTGTTGAACGACTATATTCGTGAAAGCTTGGTTTATTACAGGGCTCAGGGGTTAAATATCTAATGCCACTTATCGTTATAACAGACAACTTAATTGTTCAGCATACTGTAGCGCCTGATGCTGTATTTGCTGGATTATCAGAAGCATCTATACGCCAAGAAAACGCAGGAGCTAACTACTTTGCTGATGCTAATTTAGCTTTAGGTAATGGGGCAGGAGAGGCCAACGTTGGCATTTTGCATCTACTTGGTTTAGCTGCTGCTGCTATCCCCGTAACCGCAACTGTAGATTTTGCCACCTTGACTATGCCTTTCAATGGAGGTGGCTTCGGTTCATTTGGTATTTCTGCACATGCGTCACTACGTTCTGTAGTTCTAACAGAGGCTACTTACAACAGTTTTGCCACAGGCTCAAGCTGGGAAACGGCAGGTGCAAGAGGCGCACTAGATAAAAATGCTGCAACAGATCCTATTACAACTGTCTCTGACACTGACCCTGCTGTATTCGATATTTCTGATGCTGTTCAATCGTTAATTACAAACTCTGGCAACCAGATAATACTCTCACCTACACTTTTTGATGGTGATGGTGGTTTTCGGTTTTTTGCTAAAAGTACAGGTACAGACGGTACTCGTCCTGAAGTTGCTATTAGTTACAGTGTCGGCACTGTTGATGATACTGACCCAGATCAAATTACATTTACTGATCAGGCTGGCGTAGCGTTAAGCACTGTTACTACATCGAATGCTATCGCTATCGCTGGTATTGATGCTGCGGCACCGATAAGTATTGTTGGTGGCGAATACTCGATCAATGGTGGTGCGTTTACATCTGCATCGGGAACTATAACGGTAGGGCGAACGGTAGCAGTTCGCGGCACTTCTTCAGCAAGCAATTCAACTGATGTTGATGTTGTTCTTACGATCGGCACAATTACTGATACGTTTACAATTACTACAGCTACAGCATCGCTTTTCACTGATACAACTTATGACGGATCTGTTTTAAACTATGCAAACACGGAATCGTGGAAAGAGCTTATAGAGAATGATTATTCTGACGTTCTAGTTACTGGAGGTATAGTCCACTGGAGGGTAACTTCAGGCCCAACTACAGGCTCAACCGTTGGTGCCGATACCATTCCTGATTTTGCGAGCGGTGTATTGGGTGGTGAATATGAATACACTCATAATGGTGTTCGCTCGCCAACTTATACATGGACCATAGAAGACTTTACTCCGGTAACCAGTATCTCAGGTAATCAGGCAATTACCATTGCAGAAAATACAGTATTTTCTCAGATTTACACGATTACTAATCCAGTTGGGCCGACAACGTTGGTAGGTGCCGATGCTGCACAATTAGCTTTAACTGATAACGGTACAAGCGTTACAGTTTCTCGCGCCAACTCGAATTTTGAAGCGCCTGCGGATGATGGAACAGATAATACTTACAACGCTACTGTTAGAAATAACGGTGTTGATTGGCCTTTCGTATTAACTGTTACAGATGACCCCAACGAATTTACAATAGACGCAATAAGTAATGTTTCTATAAATGAAGGTGTTGGCTACGCTTCAGCAGCTCCGTCAATTACAGGTACACCAGAAGCGCCGATAACATGGACTTTAACTGGTGCTGATTCTGCACAATTTACAGTTAATAGCTCAACTGGTGTTACTAGCATGGTTGCTAGAACGTTTGCCACTCCTGTAGATGCCAACGGTAATAACATTTACGAAGTCGGTTTAATCGCAACTGAGGCGGCTGGCCAAACAGCAACTCAGGCATGGACCTTAACAGTTAATGATACAAGCGTGCCAGACACGACGGCACCTGTTATCTCGATCACCGGAGGCTATGTAGATGGCGATTCATTACCAGCTATAACCGTTGGCGATAACTTTACTGCTCCAACTGCTACAGCCAGTGATGCTATCGACGGGGCAATAACTCCAGTAGTAACAAATAATGTAAACGTCTCTCAGGCTGGTGTGTACTCGGTAACATACACTGCTACAGATGCCGCAGGCAATGAAACGGTAGCTACATTGGCTCAGCTTGTACAGATACAGGTAGATGCAACCCCACCAACTATTACTGATATTATTGTGCCGACTGTCGACATAGCGGCGGGCTCAACATTTGCAGTTACATTTACGAGCGATGAAGCGGGATTGGCGTATTGGGCTATAACAAATTCAGCCACGCCACCTCCGCAGCCTTTTGAAGACAACCAAGTAATGACGGCCGGTCCAAACACTATTAATATTAACGCTGGCGCAGTTACGAGCACACACTTACACTTTTACACCGAGGACAACGCATAATGCCTAACTCCACGGCAATACAGACATTCCCTATTTCAGTTGTTGTACTGGCGGTATCTGGAGATCAATCACCGCAAATAGCAGAGCGTGCCACGGCGGTATCAAATTACTCGGCCACAGGGGAGATTGGTGTAGTTGCATATACGCTATCCGGTGTTGATAGTGCTCTTTTTTCTATTGACGCCCAAGGCAACCTTGTTTTTCAATTGCCGCCAGATTTTTAGCTACCTTCAGATGATGGGACCGACAATGCTTACAATGTAAACGTTGTTGCTACTGACGATGTGGCAAGCGTTACATATCCGGTTCAAGTAAGTGTTTTAGATGTATACGAGAATTTGCCACCGGTCGTACAAAATCAATCTGCCGAGATTCTTGATAACGCAGATATTGGTCTTACAGTAGCGGTACTGGCAGGAGTAGACACTGAGGTATTGTCGTATTCAATCGTTAGCGGAAACACAGGGAATGCGTTTTCTATAGTGGGCCCAACCATTCAGGTCGCCGCACCACTGGATTTTGACCAGATTGCATCTTACTCGCTTATTATAAGGGCGAGTGACGGGCTATTAACGGCTGACTTCACGCTTACAGTTGATCTTGTAAAATATATCGATCTTGAGCATCCGCTAATCGACATAGAGACTCTTTTTCCCGAGGTTCACGCAGAGATACCGCTATCATCATTCGATTACGAATGTTTCACGCCCGCTATGCAATTATTGAATTTTGCAAAGAGACGTATTATTGGCAGCAAGAGTTAGAAGGCATGGCTCTCAACACGTTAAGTAATCGCTATCAAATAGTTGCGCCAGCTAATACAGTTATTGTCGATATTGAGTCAATCGCAACCAAGGATGCTAGCGGCAGCGTTATAACTATGACCGAAGGCTACAATGATATGCGACAGCCTTCATTCAGAAAATTGTCACCTACAATTATCGAGGTGTACAACCAAGACAATATATCAGACGCTCTCAATCTCACAGTTGCGCTACAGCCAAGCCATGACGCTGCGCAGTACTCAAGAGACATACATGATCGATATTACGAAACGATCATAGCAGGCATTAAATCAAGACTGCTTGGTATGAGTGGGGAGACATGGGAAGACGCAAACAAATCAAATTATTATCGCTCGGTTTTTCTTAATGGAGTCGCAAACGCAAGGCGTGAGGTAGAGCGGGGTTATAACTATCAATACGATCCTTCGGTACAGCAAAGAAGGGATTATTTTTAGTTTAATACAAGTAAGCCACAAACCCCTTAATTGGGGTTTTTTTATATCTGGAACCTATGAACTTAGAAGAAAAAAAAGAACGACTGATTGAATTAGCTGGGAGCATGAAAGAGCAGCCATTATTGTTTGCTCAGTCGTTAGCCAAGGGCAGTACTCAGACCAAAGCATACTTGGATGCTGGTTATGCAAGTGAGACTCCGCGAATACATGCGTGCCAGTTGCTAGTGACAAATAGTAACGTTAACGAATATGTGGAGACATCTAAAGAGATAGCGGCAGAAGAAGCACAGGCGGCACTTAATTACAGTGAAGAGGACTGGCTAAGAGATTCCTTGTCCATACTACGCATGGCAACTGGCGAGGCTGAGAGGGTCGAAACAGCTGTTGTAGAGGGTGTCAAACTTGGCGAAATTACGCATAAAAAGGTAGAGCTGGCGGTAGCTAAGGGAATGATGGAGTTGCTGGGCAAGAGATATGGATTGCTTACAGATAAAACCGAAAATAAAACCGATATTAAGTTTGAGGGAATGAGCGACGATGAGCTTAACACAGCAATCGCAAAACTCACTCAGCCGTGATCAAAGGGTAATTCTGGCCCAACTGCTGGAGGAAAAGGCAAGGAGGAAGAAATATAACGCGATAAAAGAGCTATTTCCCGAAAAGGGTGATCTCAGAAGAGAATTGTACCCAAAGCACTTGGAGTTTTTCACGGCGGGGAAGGCACACAAAGAAAGATTGTTTATGGCCGGTAATCGGGTCGGTAAAACCGTTGCCGGTGGAGCCGAAGTTGTTTACCACATGACTGGTGATTATCCGCATTGGTGGACTGGCTTTAGGTTTTCTCGTCCGGTTAGAGTTTTGGTTGCAGGCGATACCGCCGCAACAACTAGAGATATTTTGCAAGAGAAGCTGTTTGGCTCTCACGACGATATTGGCTCTGGCTTAATCCCGAAAAAATCAATAATCACAACTCAGTCAAAAATGGGTGTAGCTAAAGCGCTTGAGTCAGCAAGAATTGCTGGGGAATTTGGGCGGTCAACAATAATGATGCGGTCCTACGATCAAGGCCGAAGAATTTTTCAGGGTTTTGAGGCCGATATTATTTGGTTTGATGAAGAGGTTCCTGAGGATGTTTATTCGGAGGCGCTAGTTAGGTTAATGACAACAAACGGCTTGATGATAATGACGTATACGCCAATTAACGGATTGACCCCACTTACTGTTTCATTTTTAGAAACGGCAAATCTGCTATGAGTAGAGCGGTTATTACAGCAGGGTGGGATGATGTTCCTCATTTATCGCAGCAACAAAAAGATGAATTACTTGCATCATTACCGCCACACCAGCGAGAAGCTAGATCGAAAGGTGTCCCAACCATGGGGGCGGGTGCGATCTATCCAATTCTTGAAGGCGATATTATCTGCGACCCTTTCGAAATACCCAAACACTGGGCTTTGGCTTATGGGATGGACGTTGGATGGAAATGCACAGCGTCGGTCTGGGGCGCGCTGGATCGTGATTCAGATGTTCTTTATTTGTACTCAGAGCATTACAGGGGTCAAGCCGAGCCGAGCATACATGCAGAATCAATTAAGTGTAGAGGTGATTGGATTAAAGGCGCGATTGATCCAGCAAGTCGTGCGTCAGGTCAAAAAGACGGCGAGAATTTAATGGATACTTATGAAAGCCTTGGTTTAAATTTAACGAAGGCAGACAACGCGGTTGAGGCGGGGATACTGGAAGTTTATCAGCGTCTATCTTCCGGCAAGCTAAAGGTGTTCTCCACTCTTCAAAATTGGCTAAAAGAATACAGAATTTACAGGCGAGACGAGAAGGGCAAAATTGTTAAACAAAATGATCATATTATGGATGCGACGAGATACTTAGTTATGACCGGATTATCAATAGCATCAACTAAACCAATGCCGATCGATCTTAGTCGGTCAACTGACTGGAGAACAATGTGATCCACGACGAAGCGAAAACCGGCATGGACATTTTAAAGCTTAAAGAAAT